AAGTCCAGTTAAGATAGTCCTTTTTGATGTTCTCAAGCAGGGTGGCCATTTCGGTATTCATATCAATATTTCTCATTTCTCAGTGTATACCTAATAGTAACATAAGAAACAGGATATGTCAACAAAAATCGTCATCTCTAAGTCGTTGATTCTAAAGGAAACTCAAAAAAAGTTACCCAGCGGCAGAACCCTTTGCCTGTGGATACCTTCCATCAACATCGAATCGTCTATAATCGTCATCCCAATCGAAGGCCTCTTTGACCACATTATCGGATAGACCCTTGTACTTCTGGTGTAGAATTTTGTCCTTTGCTGCAATCAGCAGCTCTGCTTCATCCTTATGGAGTCCCTCAAGCATCTGGACAAACATCATCTCACGTTTGTTTTGATTTATAATAGAATTACCCCCCCGAATGAAATTATACAACTTTCTGGCTTCATGCGCCAAAATAGTATGCTCTGTTCCCTCTGGTGCATCATTTTGCTTATAAGGAACATCGCCCTCTGGTAGTTCCCAAATGATTTCGGGATCAAAGGATGCCTTGCAAATCATACGAAGAGCATCTGTTTGATATTTCCTCAGAAAAGTAACCTTTTCCTTCTTTGATTTGATTTTGGAAACCTTGGTCAAGATTTCTGCGAAACCTAGTGTATATGTGTCTATTCCCATTAAAATTCTCCTATAGATTCAACGAGGCTGCGTAACCTCTTCTGTGTAAAATAATTTAGTAGTTTGCTACGGTCACCTTCTGAAGCATCATCATATTCCTTGAGGATTTCTACAAACAGCTCAGGTGGTGATTCCTTCAGATCAATCAGTTTCTTGTTCCTCTGATAATTGCGCTTGACCTCATCATTCGGAAATATGCCCTCAACCATAGTCTGAATTTTCTTCCTGCTCAGGGGTTTCTGACGAAGACCATCAACAAAGGTATTATCAGGGGAAAGAACATTAGGAATACCATCACTACTATCACCTTTGAGAATATGCTCATCCAGATAGATAACTGGGTCAATGCCGTTTACAAATTTCTTGGTGATTGGGCTGTACTGATCCACGTTGCGATATTTCTGTAGCTGGATAAAGTCCTTGTCACCAGACAGAATCAGTGTCGGGTGATTGTTAAACTCCAACTCGCCACATAGTATAGCAATGATGTCATCTGCCTCTGCTCCATAAACCTCTAGATGCTTGTAGGGGAAGAACTCTTTCAGTTCTGACTTGACCGCATTTAGCACCGCAAAGATGGCATCCCAATCGTTAGTAGAGGATTCTCTACCCTTCTTGCGACTGTACTTATACTCTGGAAAGTAGTCTCGACGCCAGTAGTGCTTGGAGTCATAACACAGAACCATCTCGCCATACTTATCGTGAAACCTCATGCGATACATGCGTAGGGAATTGAGGATCATATGACGAACCATATCCTCATCGGGCTTGTTCTGTTTTGTCATGTGCAGATGCATCATCACGGATGCAACTGAAATCTGATTCATGTCAACTAATATAGCCATAACTATTCTTTCATTCTATTTAGTAATCACTGTGGCATTGAAACTCATCATACGCCGTTCACCTTCAACTGAAAATGGATATACTAAATGCTTGAGCCAAGATGGGAATACAAGAAACTTACCCACTTCTGGTTTAAATTTTAAAGTGTCACATCGAAATGATTGAGCCTCACCAAATGCATACTCAATCAACCCCTTTGCTGGATAGTGGTCCTTGGAATCTTCTTCCCACTCATCATTCATTCCATCTGGAACCTTGAGATAGATACCACCAGAGAAGTCTCCATTGTGGTGGTGAAGAGGATTAAAGTCGCCGGCATACTGACTAACCACCCAACTTTGAGTAAGGTGAATGTTAGCTAAAGTTGGCTTTGTTCCGGTATCCATGCGCGTCCAAGGATTATTTCTCTTGTGGTCTATCATATAATTTAGATAGTCAAGACACCCCTGTTTAATGATTTCTAACAGAAACAATTTATCCTCTTCATTAGTAAGAGGAATTTGAATCTCTTTGTTTACCTTACCAACAAGTTTGTGTGACCAATCCCACTTCTTGCTCTTTACGTCACTAGACAAAATATCATCAGAGATATTGTTTACAATATCAACAAATTTCTCTGGAACTGTAGTCTCCAGAATTGTTGGACTAAATGGTTCATGAAATTTCTGGGTCATCATCATCCTCTAACATATTAGCAAGCTTGCTAATAGTGACGAAATCAACATCGGTTTCGACACTATTATCTGTGTTAACCACAACATCAACAAACTCTTCCATGAACTTGTGTGATGGATGTTCCAACCCCAAGTCTCTGGAAATAGTGCCATGCACCATCTCAATGATCATTGCCATATCACGAATAAAAGAATTTTCAGAAATATCTATAGTGTTCTCGCTCATGGTATGTATCATTTGTACAATCAAACTTTTGGCAAGTTCTTCAGCAAATTCAGCCTTCTGTTGAAGTTCGATAATATCCTTATCAGGAAGCTTTACTTTTCTGACGCCTTTTCCTGACCACGGGCCTATTATCACTTGGCCCGACGGCATCTCTTGGTCGTTCATATCCATTTTCCTCTTCAAACATTTCTTGTGTATAAGTACATCCCATATCGGGATAAAAAGTTCCCACGCTTCTTTTAACCTGTCCCGCCTTGGGGCCAAACCAATAATATCCAAGTGCAATACATCTGTTGCGTATCTTACCTTGCATCTGTTCACCATAGAACATATCAACCCAAGTACCGTGGCGAAGATATGTTTGCATATTACGAATGTAACCTTCATGGTTAGCAAGTTTTGCTATGGCACCCTTGACTTTCTGTTTAACCGAAGCACGTTCAGATTTAGCATAATCCTGTTGAACCTTAATCCAGTATTTGACCTTACTAGGATTTAGCTGATGGTCATTCGGCAGATTACGAAGACTCTCATGAACACTCGATTGCCCATAATTAGGGTTCTTTTCTAATTTTGCTTCCCTTGCCTTTGCAAGACGTTCTGATGCAGCGGACTTCTGCTCATCAGACATAGGTTTGCGAGGTTTGCGTTTCTTAGGTTCTTTCCACTCACTGTTGTCTGTAGTCGCAGTAATTTTCTTTCGTGCCATTGTATTATACCTTTAGGAAATATTGAAAGATGCCGTTGAGAAAAATCGCACAAGCGACTGCGTTCACAACGATTAGTGACCTATCGTTCCAAATGATTGAAACTATCAACCAACCAGACACCCCCATTAATTGTAGAAACATATTATAGGGATACATGTTATTGGTTGTGATAATCATAGCCAAGATAAGTATCAGTGACGATGCCCATTTCAAATACCAACTCTTTGGATGTTGATGTTTGAGAGGCGTCAAGGTCTTGGTAGGATTCTCAAAATCCTTTAGTTCCATTTTAGTATCCTTGTTCGATCATTCGTTTTTCAAGATTACGCTTATTGCGGCGTTTTGCTGCATCACGTTCATGTCGTTTCTTTTCACCCTTTGACATATAGGACTCTCGTTCTCTTAGTTCATTGAACAGCCCATCTTCAGTGAGTTTCTTCTTCAAAATCCTCATCGCCTTATCAATATTATTATTACGCACATGAACCGCGGCGCTATCACTTCTAATATGTTTCATCTTATATTTCCTTTTCTTCAGAATAGTATATGTTTTTTAACTCAAATACGTCAATGCACTTTTGACATCCACTACATGGTTTTGACAAACCAGTAATCCACTTCTTGTTATTTTTATCTCTCTTAGCCCTTACAATATATAGTTCGCATTTCGACAAATCATCGACATCAATAATCTGCAATGCGTTCTTGATTGCATGAACCTCTGCATGAAAGAAAACCGCATCCTTGTTCTTGCAGAACTTTGCCTGAAAGGGATGTGACTTTTTATGATTGAATCCATAGGATACGACTTTACCCTTGCGAACCACAGAGGCAGCAATTCTTGCACCGCGAACAGGTTCTACCGCCTGGGCAAGTTTGAATATTTCATGGAATATTTCAGTATTCATGTCGATTCAACTCATAATATTCATTACAAAGCTTGTCAAAAAGATCAAACGACTTTTCAAATCTCATAGAATATATCTTTTTTAATCCAAGAAGCACATTTGTGATATCATCTTTAGACATATCATTTTCCATAACATTTTCATAGAGAAGATCAATATCGTTAATGATATGGGATGTCTTTATAAACTCATTTTCAAAATCAAAAATAACTTCACTCATAATTACATCTGGAGTTTTTTCAGTGGTCATCCACGCCTCATACGAGCAACTTCTATTGCTTGTTCTTTATTACGAATCGGTATAGCATTAGACTTGTGCATCTGAGCAATACCGATAATCTCTATACCAGTATATATATTAGGTTCCTTCTTTGCCGCAAACTTATTATAAAATTGGTCGGAGCGGTAAGATTCGAACTTACGATTTTCTGCTCCCAAAGCAGACGGATTACCAGGCTTTCCCACGCTCCGAGATTGGTGGAGATGAACTACACCAGCTTTAGATTTACCTATACCCATCTTCTTTAAGAATTTTGCGTGTTGACGCTCTGCCTCTAGGACAGAAGCAGACTTCTTTTTCTGTTTGCGCTTGCGTGTATTCGTGGTCGAATAATACACAGGCAATAGGTGCATACCGCTCATAATTATAACTATATACTATTTTTTAGGATTTGTCAAGGAGTTTCTTTAGCTTCTCTTAGTGCCTTTGCAATTAGCTCTGATACAGGGATAAGTTCCTTGTCGCCATCCTTATCGAACCCAGTTGCAATAAAACCATCTTTTTCTAGACTCTCCAATATATTCCCAACGGCGTTTTCAATAATCTCTTTACCAAAAATATGTTTTTCAAAATATTTTCCGAAATAGTATGCTGCAGCAAGACTTCCTGTTGCAATCATTGTGTGTATATAAGCGTCCATTAAAACTATTTATCTCTATATTTTTCCATCTTTATATAGTATACATGAAAAGGAAGGGTTTGTCAACCTTTTTCTGACATTTTTTTAATTTATTTTTTTATCCTGCACTAACTTAAAATCTAGAGAAGGCACCGTTGATGCAACCCTACCAAAGAATGGAAGGGCTACATCAACGATTAATAAAATATTTCTTACCAGAATTTTAGTTTTTTAGCAACTTTCTTTGCTGCTTTAGCGGCTGCGTTAGCAGCATCGGCGGCCGCCTTTGCGGCAGCATTAGCTGCATCTTGTGCAGCTCTTTGTGCTTGAGCGGCAGCATCTGCGGCAGCACGTTGAGCGGCGGCAGCAGCTTCTGCTATTTGATGAGCTTGTTCAGCAGCAATTCTTGCGGCCTCATCTGCGGCCGCTTTCGCCGCTTCTACTTGTTGTCTTGCAATTTCTGCTGCATGTTCTGCGGCTTCTTGTGCAACACGTTCTGCTTCAGCCTGAGCGGCAGCAGCTTGTTCTGCAACAACCTTAGCAATCCGGTCTGCTTCAGCCTGTGCAGCTTTCGCAGCGGCATCTGCTTGCTCTTGAGCTTCTCGTATATGAATTGCAGCTTCTGCGGCAACTCTGTCTGATTCTGCTTTAGCGGCATCAACTGCTGCTTGTGGGTCTTTAGCAACATCGTATACTACGTTAGCGGTATCAATGATTGGGTTTAGATCAACATCAACATTAACATCAACATCTAATCCAACCAATACAGCAGCTTCACCAGTAATACCCACACTTACAACTCCGTCTTCCATTGTTGCATGTCCTTCACCTTCTGCACCAACTTGCAAACCAGCACTAACACCAACACCAGCATCAAGTTTATTATCACCTAAATTAACACTACCACTTGCATCTGCACCAACACTCGTTCCAGCAACTGCACCGGCACCAGCCTCGACACCGTGTTCACCTACACTTGCATGAATTTCTGCATGTGTATCTGCTTCAGCATATGTATTTGCACCACCTTCTGCACCAGCTTCAACTGCAATGTCACCCAGAGGAGTATCAATTCCAGCCTCTGCACTTATCTCTGCACTTGTTCCCACTTCTGCTTTAGTACTTGCACCAATCCCTGCTGATACACTTGCATCACCATCTTCTATCTTTGCTTCTGCATCTGCATGTGCTTCTGCTTCTACAGTTGCGTGTGCTTCTGCATGGGCCTCTGCACCAGTATGTGCAGTTACACCATCAGCAATCTCATGTTCAGCGTGTGCTTCTGCATCTGCGTGAACTTCAGCTTCTGCACTCGCATGAACTTCTGCATGTGCTTCAGCTGAATGATCAGTAACCTCTGTACTTGCACTTGCTCCAGCTTCTGCTTGAGCACTTGCTCCTGCATCTGCACTTGCACCAACATGTTCATCACCTGTACTAGCACTTTCTTCTACACTTACTTCTTTTTTTACTTCTACCTCAGCCTCAGCCATTTTTCGACTCCTTGTGTATTTTTACTTTCGCATATTTGCGAGTGGATTCTCTAACGCTTTCTTAATCTTATCATTGATAGAATCTTTTAGTTCTTTCATCTCTGATTTTATTCGTTTTTCTAAGTTATCCATATCGTTCCGTATTTGTTCTCTACGGTTGTCAAAACGATCTGAACTAACTGTTACCATATCACGAACCTTGGTATCATTTACTTCTATACTGTCTCGTACCAGTTTGAAAGCTTCTTTACCCCTTCTTTCTACATCATCTATTGTTTTTTCTATGATTGTTATATCACCTTTAAGATCATTCTTAATATCCCTTGTATAATCAGAAGCAGTTACAACCGAATCTTGAATTGTTTTAAGTTCTGCTCGTAAGGATGATAATTCCCCTTCAAAGGTCTTCTCTACGATTGCAATTCTCTTATCAAACCCAGATAAGTCGGGAGCAACATACTTAGCAATTTTTACTTCCATTGCTTGATAGCGAGTCCACAGCTCAAAGCCTCCCCACAACCCACCAGCTATAGTGCCCAGTAAAGGTAAAATTAGAAGCAGTTTGCTGCCTCCGATTTTAATTCCCTTATATTCTACCTCAGCCATCTTTATCTCCTGTATTGACTTTCTGTCAGTGCGTTTAAGCCGGCTTGTTTACTTTCCATTGTAAAGTTTGTTAGTTATTTTCTCTACCTGATATTCCAGCCTTTCGATCTTTAAATCTTGCTTAACATCAGAAGGTAAGCTGCCTGAGCCCCACTTACCAGCTGGCCAAAGTTCAACAAAAGAAGTATTCTTATCTACATCCTTGGCCATCATTTGTATTTGAAAATCATTATGCTGCACCGAACTCTGTAAACTAGAAGCCCACCAAACGATTCCGGCAGCTTGTAATACAAGGGCACTTCCTATAGTTATTAAAGATTTACTATCCATAATTGTTATCTCCTGTATTGACTTTCTGTCAGTGCGTTGTGTGCTGCGTCACTTCCACCAAACAAGAAATATTGATTATAATTGTTATCTGATAGAGTTGCATCTGGGATTCTTGTTTGCGTAAAGAATCCTTCCGGTTGCGGTATTAATTTTTGAGCGCTGAAAAAGTCTTTTGTGTTTCCTAACACTTGCATCACTATGAGGGTTTTGATTTGATTTACATTATCATACTTCCTCTTATCTCCCATTTTCTTTAGAATCTTCTTAGCTGCCTTCTGTTTTGCAACTTGTTTCTTTTCTTGTTTCTTTTCTTGTTTCTTTACAGACACAGATTTAACCTTTTGTTTTTTAGCGGGTTGTGTTTGTACGGCACCTTTTTTTGTTTTGGATTCTGCAACTTCCTGTTTTGGTTCTGGTTTGCTATCAGAACTTGCAGCATCTTGTGGTTTAGCAGCTGGTTCTT